TTGAGGGTGTGGTACGTCTACAAGACCGACAACCTGGCCGTCGACGCCGACGGCGTCCTGTGGGCCCGGATGCTCGAGATCCCGGACGTCGAACTGGGCCCGATCGAGGACGAGCCGGACGTGCCCGTGCCCATGGTGGCCGAACGCGCTGAGCTGCTCGAGCTCTGGCAGGGTCCGACGCGGGAGGATGAACGCAACGAATGGCGATCAACCTTCCGCCGGCAGAGCGGGATCTGATTCTGATGAAGACGGTGCCTCCGCGGGCGCGGTCGCCTCCGCGATCGCCGCCAGGGAGGGTCGCGCCGCGCGCCTCGGGAGCCGCTGCGGGGCGACCGGCCGGGCGTTCATCACAAACCTCGAGCCCACGAGCTCGAGACCCAGGTACGCGGCGACCCGGTCCGCCGTGTCCAGGGTCCACGACCTCTCGCTCCTCATGAAGCAGCTCAGGCTGCCGGCGTCGATCCCCGCCTCCGCGGCGAGCCGGTACTCAGACAGGCCCGTCGACAGGATCGCCGCCCGGAGCTGGTCCGCCAGGGTGGTCCGGGTGCGTGGACTGACCTTCCGCTTCGTCGCCATCGGGCTCCGCCTCAAGGAGTGGGACGCTCACTTTCAAAACGTAGCTGACGCTCGAGCGCGCCCATGGCTTGCCCGCCTTGGTGTAGATGGACCGGCGGTTGAGATAGTCGGCGATCGCCGCCAGCGAGCAGCCCTCCGACTGCATCCGGGCCATCGCCCGCAGCGCCGCCTGCTCGGCCGAGTTGGGTACCAGCGCGATCGGCTTGCCGCCGCTGATCACCTGGCCGGTCCGCTTGTCGATCTTGACCTTGGACCGGCGCCCGTCATCGTGCAGGTCCCAGCCGTAAGGCGTCTGGCCGTTGCGCTCCCCCTTGCGGCGCTTGGCCAACAACGCACCGCGCGTTCGGAACCGGATCATCATGACCTCGAACTTGCTGAACAGGTCGACCACGCCCTTGATCAGCACGGCCAGCGGATCGTCCGGGTTCAGCTCGGTCCCCTCGCCCAGGGCGGAGACCAGCCGGCACCCCTTGCGCCGGAGCATGGCCTCGAACAGGGCCAGGTCGATGTGGTCGCGCGAGAGCCGGTCCCGCTTGTAGACCAGGAGCACATCCCCCCGCCGCATCCGCTGGACGGCCTCCACCAGCTCGGGCCGGTCCGCCAGCGGCGTCTCTCCCTTGACCCCCTCGTCTCGCTCGATCTCCTCGAGCACCTCCCAGCCTTCCCGGCCGACGTAACGCATGCATGCATCCCGCTGAGCCCCGATCCCGCAGCCGGACGCGGACTGATCATCGCTCGAGACGCGGTAGGAGAGGATCGCCCTGGTCATCATCGCACCTCGGAAAAGTGGCTTCGAACCGCCGTTTCTTGCGCATCCGCAACGTTGCGGATGCGCAAGGGTTTACTTGCGCCTTCTCAATGCCGATGGGGCTTTCGGAAAGCCAGGCATTTTACGCTGTCCAGCCCCGAACGGCCCTGGACAGTCTAGCAGCCCGTTCGTACTGATCAAGGGCTCATGTCACATCGAGCCTATGGTAGAGTAGAGAAGATAGGCAATTCCCCGACGCCGGGGCTCGCACCATGATTCGCACCCACGACTTGCCACCGATGGTGGTCGCGCTCATCGACGCGCCGGCCGCCTGGATGAGCGTCGCCGCGCTCGCAGTCCAGCTTGAGAAATCGGAGTCTGATGTCTCAGATTCCTTATGTGAACTAGACATTATGGGTTGGCTGGACGTGAGCGACGGACCGGAAGGTCCGGTCGTGACGTTCAGTGCCAAGGCGATCCGGCTCCTGGACCTGGACATGGTCGGCGACCTGCCGCCGTTCCGGTGGGAACGCCGGCTCCGGAAGCGCCGCCGGATCCTGGACGACGCTCCGCCGCCGGCCGTGGAGCGGACTCCCTCCCGCGAGTTGGGCCCGGCGGCCACGGCGATCTTCACCGAGGAGATGACCCGGCTGGTCAACCGCCGCGCCGAGCGGCGGCGCGCCCGCGGGCTGCCGCTGCGTCCCGAAGACGTGGCCTATCCCTCGGTGCTGCTGATGGGGCACGCGCTCTGGCCCTGGTCCGAGGTGGACACCGCCCCGCGGCCATCGGTCCATTGCCGCCACTGCCATGCCGGCGGCAAACGCCGGAAGGTGCTGCGGATCACTTGTGATTGCGGTCGAGGCCTCCGCCGCTGGCCGGATCCGCCAGTGTGTCCCGGATGCAAGGATCAGGACCTGTCCAAGCGACGGTCCCATTACTGCCTCCGCGATCGTCGATGGGGCTGGGACACCTACTTTTCTCCGCCCGCAGACCAGGACCAGCACGGCCTCCAGACCGCGTGACCACGATGACTCCCTCCTTTCGCCGGCGACGCAACCTCGACATTCTTCGTTGCCACCGGGCCGGTATCGGCCTTCGGGCCCTCGCCCGGCTCACCCGGCTCTCGACCACTCAGATCGCGCGAATCCTCGACGATCTCGAGATGGAAGCGGGCGAGCAAACGGAACGGCTCGAGATTGTCGCAACCGTCGGCCGGATCGACAGTTGACCACGCCCAACACACCCCCGAACGTGACACCGCGCGCAGCCATCCCTTAGAGGCAACGCAATCCGCACCGCCTTCGGGACCGCACCATGGCTCGCCGCGCCCCCGTCCTGGACCTGCTCCGGGCCACGCCCGGTCTCCCACCGGAGCCGAAGCTGGCCCAGTCCCAGCCCAAGGGTACCAAGGCCGCGCAGACGATCCGCGCCGGCCTGGCCGGCGCGGTGAGCAAACGGCGCGGCACCCGCAACCCGGCGACCTGCGACACGCCGTACGAGGACGACGAGTCCGAGTTCCTCAAGGCGATCGCGCGGTTCAAGCAAGAGACCGGCAAGGCGTTCCCGACCTGGTCCGACGCCCTGCAGGTCCTGAAGTCGCTCGGGTACCGGAAGCCGTGATCGGCCGGTTCCTGTCCCTCGTCGGGCATGAGCTGCTCTGGGTGATCCTGGGCATCCTGATCGGGGTCGTGTGCATGGGCTTCGAACCCTGGAGACCGGAATGATCGCCGATTGGATCGAAGTCGCCAAGGTGCTGTGGAAGCTCGGCCACGCCCTCGAGTTCGAGGCGATGGGGGAAGCCTTCCTCCGCTGGGCCCTCAACGAGGGCGAGCAGGTCCTGCTCCGGCGGTACCAGATCTTTCACGGGCTGCCGGCGACGGGCCAGCTCGACGCCGGCGTCACCTCGCACCTGGCCAGGCCCCGCTGCGCCCACCCCGACGTGATGCCGCTCGCCTGGGGTCTGGGCGCCCCCAACTGGGGCCTGAGCAAGCTCCGCTACTTCCAGCAGATCGCCTATCCGGGGGTTGACCCCGCGCGGGTGGAGGCCAATTACCTCCGCGCCACCCGGCTGATCTCCGCTGTCTGCGGGATGCAGTTCGAGCCCACCAGCGACCCCTCCGCCGCCCAGATCCTGGCCAGGACCGCGACGATCGACGGCCAGTGGAACGTCCTGGCCCTCTCGGAGCTGCCCCCGACCCGGGGCTACACCGGCGTCCTGCACCAGACTTTCGACCGGGCTGAGCAGCTCGACGACGATACGATGACGCTCATGATGGCCCACGAGCTCGGCCACATCCTCGGCGCCGGTCACAGCGGCCCGGGCAACCTGATGGCCCCGACCCTGGACCGTGCGATCAAGGGCCCCCAGCCTGGCGACGTTGCCGTCTTCCAGGCCCTCTGCGGCCCGCCGGCCCCGTCGACGCCGACGGCTCCGCCGGCGGCCGCCGGCGACCCCTCCAACCCTTCGGTTTCGTGTGAGCCCTTCGAGCTCGATTTCACCGTCCCGGCAGCCGGCGAGTACCGGCTGACCTTCACCCCCACGCTTTGTGCGAAGGTGTCCCCGTGAAGCTGCTCACGTATCTTCCCGCGGTCGGTCTCGTCGGCCTGGCGCTGTACCACCTGTTCAACCAGCACGACCCGACGGCCGCGCTGCAGGACCTGTTCGGTGCCGGCGCGATCATCGGAATCGGCGGAGCCGTCCACGCCACCAACGGCACCGTCAACGGCTGAGCTGACCCGCAAACCACGGCTTCCCCTCTGCACCGAGGCGCGTCATGAGCGATCGACACCTCCACGGTCTGCCGGGCTGGATCTCCGACGGCGTGGGCGTCGTGCTCGCGGTTGGCTCAGGCCTGGCCAGCCAGCGGGCCGTCCTCATCCTGACCTGCGCCTCGTTGGTCGTCGGGATCCTGTACCACGTTGTTGTCGGCGCATGCCACCTGGCGCGGACCTTCGCCGACCTGCGGCCCCCCCGCCCGCAGCCCAAGCCCCCCGTCGAATCGTACGAACACCATGTCCCCTGAGACGCCCATGCGCATCCCAACCGAGCCCCCGCGCCGGATCCTTGATGGCCGGCGGATGAGCCGCTACAGCTTCGATCGCTATGTGGCTCGTGCCTTGAAGGATATCCGCCGGCGGCGATTGTGGGCCGCCGGCCCCCGGCCGCTCCGATCCCGCGTCGTCGCGGTGGCCAGGGCCGTGCTCGCGTCAATGCAGGCCTTCGCCAAGCTCCGCCGCCGGGCCGCCTGAGTCCCCGATGTGGACGAGTCATCGCGCGAAGGGGGCCAGGGGGAGGACACGCCCAGCCGCTCGGAGATGGCGCTCGAGCGCCAGGCGTTCCGGGCGGCCTGGCCGATCTCGCCGAAGTCGCGGATGCGGATCCTGCGGCGGCTCGACAAGCTCTCGCGCTCCGGCAAGGCCAGCACGCGTGAGCGGATCATGGCGCTGCGGACGATCCTGGCCGCCGACAGCCTCAACCTCCGCCAGCAGTCGATCGACCTGGCCCGAGAGCGGCTCGATCGCGATGGTGACGCCGGCGACGCCCCGACGGCGGCCGACGTGGTTCGGGACCTGATCGCGGCGGCCCGGCGCTATGAGCAGCGCGAGCGAGAGGGAGGCGATCGCCCGGGAGCTGGTAGCGTGCCGGACGGACCCGGCCCGGTTCAATGAAACCATCCTCGGTCGCGACAAACCGGACCAGCTCGGGAACGTCGGCTACTGGTCAAAGCAGAGGGATATCTGCACGTCGTTCGTCGAGTCGCCGGCGACGTACGTCCACACGGGGAACGGGGTCGGCAAGAGCTTCGTCGACTCGGGCCTGCTTCACTGGTTCCTGCTCGAGCATCCGGGCAGCCTGGTGGTTGCCACGGCCCCCAGCCAGACGCAGCTCGAGGAAGTGCTCTGGAAGGAAGTCGAGCGGGCCTACCGCGGCTCGCGAGTGCCCCTGGGCGGCCGCCTGTTGCGATCGCCGCTGAAGGTCGACCTGGGCGAGGGCTGGCAGGCCCTGGCCTATTCCACGACGAAGGTGGAGCGGTTCTCGGGCCACCACGGAGCCGACGTCGCCGCGATCCTGGACGAAGCGTCAGGGATCGTCGATCCGATCTGGGAGGCCGTCGACAGCCTCAACCCGTCCCGGCTGCTCGCCACCGGCAACCCCCTTTGGCCCTTCGGTCAGTTCTACGAGCGATGTCAGCGGCCGCTGCCGGGCCTGTCGCAGGTCATCCAGATCAGCTCGCTCGAGTCGCCCCACATCGACCTGCCCAGGTCGCCCTGGGGACTGGCGGATGCGACCTGGCTGGCCAAGGCCCGCAACGACTACGGCGAGCACAGTCTCTGGTGGCTGACTCACGTCCTGGGACTGTTCCCGGACTCGGGCATCGAAGCGGTCATCCCCACCGGCTGGCTCAACCTCGCCGGCGAGACGATCCACAAGCGGTCCGGCCCGATGCGGCTGGCCATCGACCTGGGCGAGGGCCGCGGCGGCGACGACTCGGTCATCGGGGTCCGCGACGACAACGGCATCGTGGACTGGGACCACTCGCCCAACTGGAACTTCGAGACCACGGCCCACAAGGCGGCCCTGAAGGCGCAGCGCTGGGGCGTCGAGCATCACCGGATCAGCTGGGATGTGGCGGGCATCGGGGCCGACTTCGGCAACCGGCTCGAGGCGGTCGGCATCCGCGGGGCGAGGCCTTACCGCGGCGGGAACGAAGGGGGCAAGAAGTTCGCCAACCTCCGCGCGGCTGCCGCCTGGCGGATGCGTCAGCGCCTCGACCCGAAGCGTATGGTCATCCTCGACTCGGGCGTCTCGGTGCCCCAGCACCCGTTTGCGATCCGGCCTGACCTCCTGGCGAAGATCCGCCCCGAGCTCCAAGGCCTCCGGTACACGCAGGACAACAAGGGCCGGATCCAGCTCGAGGACAAGGACGAGTTCGCCAAGCGGCTCAAGCACAGCCCCAACCATGCGGACACGGCGGGGCAATTGTTCGCGTTCAATGATTAGCGAGGGTTTATGAATCACCACGAAATCGCCACGGCGCTCGCCGCGATCGAGGAGGAGCTGACCAACGAGGACGGCACCGTGCACGCGGTCAACGCCCTGGTTCTCTCCCGGGTCAAGGCGCTCCGGACACGCGTGCTCGCATCGGCGGATACGGCTGACCCCAACCGGTCGCTGAAGGGCATCGCCGAGAAGGCCCAGTGCGATGCCGATTTCGCCCGGGGCGAGCTCATGAGGGCCAAGGGCGAGCTGTCCGAGGCCAGGAACACCATCAACAAGCTCGTCTCGCGCGACGACCACCCCATCAGGTTCTTCCGCTCTCTTCCGGCGGGGTCTCGGCTCATCCTCGAACTGCCTCCCTCGCTCCGCGTCGTCGGCGAGGACTGCGAGGGCGACCCGGACGACGGCGAGGACTGCGACGACACATGACCGGCACGATCACCGTCCACAAGGATTCCGGCGTCTGGCGGGCCACACTGGGCGAGTCGCCCGAGACGGGCCTCTCCTCTGTGGCCCGGGACCCTTACGCCGCGGTCGCACTGACCCTCACCAAGGCGCGTGAGGCCGGCTGGGTCTGGCCGGATCCGGACGCCCCCCACGCGGATAAACCGGCGGTCACCGTGCACCCGGCCACCTGAGGAGCGATCAAGTCATGAGCTACGAGGCCTGGGGAGACAGCGACTCCAACGGGATGGAAGGCTATGTCACCGAGGAGCGGGCCGAGGAACTCTTCCGGGGCGGACTCCAGGCGATGAGGGAGATGCTGGCTCGCTTCGTCGAGCAGGGAGGGACTCCCCTCGGCGCTCTGATCGCCAATTCCATGCGGCTCAACTGGAACCCCAGCTGGGGGCCTGATCCCGGCAAGCCCGAGAAGGTCGTCAGCGACTGCTGGGAGATTTGAAGCATGCGACACAATCATGCGCTGCCGGGATTGGGACGCCCCCCGCTTCCGATGCCGGCCGTCAGCCGCGCAGCGTGGGAGCTTTCGGAGCGGATCCGCCGCGCCAAGGAGGCGCCGGCCCTCCATCCGATGATGGTCGACCCGCGGCTCGCCTCCCTCACGCTCACCGTGGAGGCGGGCCCGCCGCCGGTGCTGGTGAGCCACGCGATCGTCCAGCCCATCCTCTGACGTCCGAGGACGGCCCGTGCCCGACCTGGTGAGCTCGATCGACTCCGAGATCCGCGCGGGCCTCCGCAACGAGACCGCGCGCCTCGACGACGCGCTGTACAACCTGGAGTTCTACAGGGGCGACTTTTCGCGGTTTCCCCCGCGGACCCCAGGCAGCCAGTACGATGCGAAGCGCTATCCCCGCACCGCGCTCGTGATGCGGCGAATCGTCCAGGCGCTGACGGCCAACCTGTACGGGCACGGACCGCGGCGGACGCTCAAGGCGCCCGCCGGCGTCGCGGACAAGCCCTACGTCGCGGCGTCCGATTGGCTCAACTCGGTCTATCGCGCTAACGCGGCGGATGCCTACTGGCAGGACGCCGACCGCATGAGCGCCGTGGGTGATTTCGCCGGCTTCCAGGTCCTGCCCGACCCCGACCCCGACCGGCCGGTGCGGATCCACCTGTGGCGCGCCAACGAGCTGGTGGTGTGGCTCGACCCCGACGACGCGCTCAAGCCGCTCGCCGTGGCCACGCTCGACTGCTACAACCAGCAGCGGCGGCTGCGGCTCTGGACGCCCGACGAGAAGCGGACCTACCTGACCAGCGAGTGGAACCCGGGCCAGCCCAACGGGGCCACGGCGTACAAGCTACGAGCCACCGAGCCGAACGCCTTTGGCATCCTCCCATTCTCATTCGTGCATTGGGACTTCCCCACCTGCTACTTCCACACCGACGGCCCGGGCACGAACCTTCGCGAGGTCAACGACGGCGCCAACTTCGCGCTGACCGAGGGCTTCGACTGCGTCCGGTACAACCTGCGGCCGGTGATCGTCGGCAAGAACGTCCGGGCCGGTTGGCGGCCGCCATCGCCCATCAGCCCAGGTGACTACTGGGACCTGCCGGCAATGGGCGACGGGGCCGAAGGCGACCCCAAGCAGGAGGTGGAGTACCTGCAGGCCGACAGCTCGTTCGTGGCCGCGGGCTGGGACGACATCCAGTCTTATCTCGACCTGACGATGGAGCTGCACGGGGTGCCGCCGGCGACGATCCGGCTGACGCAGGACAGTGCCCGCAGCGGCGTGGCGATCGTCGCCGAGCAGATCCCGCTGATCCTCTGGGCCCAGTCGCGGCAGCGGCCGTTCGCTCACTACGAGGATCAGCTGGCGAAGCTGGTGCTGACGATCGGAGCGAAGCACCTGGGCAGCCAGCGGTACCAGGAGTACCGGGCGACGGGCGACCAGCTGCTGCAGGTCGCCGAGCAGCCGGGCCTGGTGCTGCGGTGGCCGAGCATGTACCCGAAGCTGCCGGGCGAGGAACGCGACCGCGGCGATCAGTGGCTGCTCGACAACCGGTTCCGCTCCCGCACCCAGCTCCTCATGGAGCGGGACAACCTCACCCGCGAGGAAGCGGAGAAGCAGCTCGAGGAGACCGCCCAGGACCTCGAGCGCGAGCAGCAGCTGTTTTCCTCCCTCGACGTCGCCCAGGCCGACAACCAGGACGGCTCAGGCGGAGGGAGCGAAGACGGCGGCGACGGCGCCAACGATGACGACTTGACCGACGACACCTCCAACGATGAGGAGACGGACGACGATGACGACGAATGACGACCTGGTGGGTGATGGCGAGCCGCTCGACAACACCCCGCAGGTCCCGGTCCCGGCACCGGCCACGCCGCTTCCTCCGATCCAGCTGGTGGCCCCCGTGCCGAAGCGGCCGGTCGCGACGATCAAGGCTGAGCTCGAGCGGGCCCGGGGCCAACTGCGGGAGCTCCACCCCAAGGTCGAGTTCGACCGCCGGCGGTGCCAGCTCCAGCAGGACCGGATCGACAAGGCCAAGCTGCAATGGAAGCAGACCCATCCGGACGAGCCGTTTGAGCCGGACCTGTTCAACCCGCCGATGCGTCCCTTCCCGCCCGACGAACGGCTTCATGACGCGTTCCACAAGCAGCACTATGTGGTGGCCGAGCTGGAGTCGGAGCTCACCGAGGCCAAGAAGCCCGCCGCTCCCGTTCCCGCCAAGGCGTAACGCCTCCACGTCATCACGCGTTGCAGTCGCCGGTACCCCGATCCCCAGACCAGGACCGATCCATTTATGAGCGGTGAAGCATCGAACACGACCGACGCCCTCTTGAAGCGCATCAGCCAGCTGGAGGGTGACCTGGCCGCCGCGAACAGCGAGGCGGCGAAGCGCCGCAAGGCGTTCAAGGCAGAAGTCGCGGCCCATGCGGAGACGAAGGCGCAGCTCACCACGGTGACCACCGACCGCGACAGCTGGAAGTCGAAGGTCGAGGCCGGACCCAACGGCCTGGCCAACCAGGTCGCCGAGCTGCAGGGGAAGCTCGACGCACGCGACCACTCGGACGCCTTCCTGGGAAAGCCCAAGGAAGCGCCGACCTTCACTGTGAAGGGCCAGGACGGCAAGGAAGTGAAGTACACCCTCAACGAAGGTGTGTCCCTGAACGACGTCTGGGACGCGATCAAATACACCGCGAAGGGCGAGGTTCCCGACGCGGCCAAGGTCACGGCGGCCTTCCAGCAGGCCCAGGGCGCGAAGCCCTACCTGTTCAAGGTCGCAACGGGCGAGACGCCCGCCGCTGGCCCGGGAGGGCATCAGAAGCTGCCGGCGAGGCCTCCGCTCGAGAGTGCTTCCAGCAGCGGTCGGGGAGTCCCCGACACGAACGCGAGTCGGCTCCGGGTTACGAAGTCCCAACTTCAGGACCCGCGTTGGAAGCTCGACCCGCGCAACTCGAAAGCCGTGGCCGAAGCCCAGAAGAACGGCACCCTCGACATCATCGACGGGTAAGCCGACCTGGGTAAGCGAGGTCTTACCCTCCGATGGCCAACACGATTTCCGCGTTCTATCAGACGCTGGTGGCCGCCACCGAAGAGGCCAGCCAGCTGCTCGCGCCCACCTGGAAAGCCTCCGGGTCGGTGTACATGGACTACAAGTCCGAGCCCGCCACCATCGGCCAGACCATCGACGTCGCGATCCCGTCCGACCCCACCAACTCGGTGGCGGATGCCGGTCTGGGCGACCTGCCCCTGACGGACATCGCGTTCACGACCGTCCCCATCTCCTTCAACCAGCATCCCGAGTTCGGGTACCTGGTGCGCGACTTCGAGCAGTTCAATTCGCCGCTGTCGATCCGGAACGTGTTCCTCGACGCGGCCTTGAAGGGCGTGAAGTCCTATATCAACAAGAAGGTCACCGGTCTGTTCACGACCGGGAACTTCACGACCAACACCGCCATCTCGACCACCTCGCACCTGATCACCACGGCCCAGTTCCTGTCGGGAATGGCGGTCCTGGCGGATCAGAACGTGCCGGTGGCGGACGACCCGGCGAGCATGTCGCTCCTGTTGCCGTCGACGGTCTACACCGCCGTCATCGGCGACAGCAACTGGACCCAGGCCCAGATCGCCGGCATGAAGACCGCCGAGTTCGTGCGCGAGACCGGCACGATGCCGACCGCGTACGGGATGACGGTCAAGCTCGATCAGCAGATGCCCACGTCCGGCAGCGTCGGCAGCCGGACGTTCACCTGTGCCTACCTGCACAAGTGGGCGATCGCGCTGGTGACCCGACCGCTGCCGGCCCCCGATGAAAAGGTGGTGGAATACACCTATGTCGATTTCGCCGGCATCCCCATCCGCATCCAGCTGGGTTACAACCAGCTCAAGGGGGGGTGGGTCGTCACGATCGACGCGGGCTTCGGCCTGAAGGTCGTGCGCGACAACATGGGCCAGCTCTTCAGCGTGGCCGAGTGATCTCCGCGGGCCTGGCCTCCGGTCGGGAGGCCAGGCCCGCTCGCCCTTCCCCGATCCTCTCTCTCGCTTTCCTCCAGGGAGCAAACCATGGCTTCCGGTAACTGTCTTCTGACCCTCCGGCCCCAGGATGCCTTTCCCTCCGCGGCAGGCGGACCCATGGGGCCCGGACACAACCTGCTCGCGCCCAATCCCCTGATCGCCTCGGGACTGGGCGCGGGACTGGGCTACCGCCCCCTGACCGATACCGACGCGGTGTGGATCGGCCGGCTCCCCGACACCGCGGCCCTGGCCACCGGCGCGACGTTCACCCTGTTCGTCGCCGACGATCCCAACAACCCCGACCCGGGCAAGGTGGCGCGGTTCACGGTGACCGTCAAGAAGCTGGCCGGCGGCACCGACGTGCTCGACGAGACCGGCATGGGCACGGAGACCGCAGGCACCATCACCCTGCCGGCGACGGCGGGGATCGTCCAATCGGGCGCGATCGCGATCGTCGTCGCCAACCTGGACGGCGTCGCCGCCGGCGACTGGGTGCTGATCCGGGTCCGCCGGACCGGCACGAACAGCGCTGACACCCACCGGGGGCGCGTCGTGCTCCTGGCCGTCGACGTCCGCGACACCTGATCGTGCGTCGCCGGCCGCCGCGATCGCCGCGGCCGGCGACGTCTCGATCCCCCTTATGGGCCACCAGCGGAGCTGATCCATGGGCCGATGCCTCGCCGTCGACAACGCGCTGACCACCCTCGCTACCGCCTACACCCACGGCGTCTCGACGTCGTTCACGGTGTCACCCGGCAAGGGGTCACTGTTCGGCACGCCGTCGGCGTCCAGTCCGATCCGGGTCACCGCGATCAAGGTTAGCGCGATGAGTCCCTCGGGACAGCTGATCGACCTGACCAAGTACGCGACCTACAGGGCCACCAGCGTCGTTGGCGACGTCATCTCCGGGCTGACGCTGGAGTCGGGGACCGACCAGGACTTCACGCCCGGAGACGTGTTCGGGGCCCTGAATAACGCCGCGGCCATCAATGACCTCAACGGCGACCTGTCGACCCTCGACGCCGCCGCGGTGAAGGTCACAGGGGACCAGGTCGTCGCCGGCGTGAAGACCCACGCGTCGAAGATCGTGACCCCCCAGATCGACCACGGCACGCAGGGGGGCACTCTCGCCGCCCCGAACCCACAGACTCTCCTCACGCATCAGCCAATCGACTCAGCTTCATTCGGGCCCTGGCAGCTGTGCGCCTATGGCGGATTCTCTACGGTCGACTCCACCCAGTATTGGGACCCCGTGCTCTATCTCGGGTACAACCCGAATCGCGATCCCGCTGCCCCCGGGCGCAACGATCTACCCACGTCGACGCTGAATATCGAGGCCCGTTACGTCGAGCCCTCCTCCGGCAAGACGACGAGCGAGTTCTACTTTGAGTACCTCTCGGCGGCCAACGACGGGGTGAATCGCTTCCAGGTGCGACCGATCGCTTTCACGTTAGACCAGGCCACCGGAAGCGTCCGCGGCGCCCTGGAGCTCGGTCCCTATCAATCCGGCTGGTCGTCTTTTGGGATCAACGCCGGGCCGGGCGTCGGAGGCGCGTTCACGATCTTGCAGATCGTCGCCGGAGTGACCGCTGCGGCCTCGTCGATCCAGTTGCTGTCCCCGACCGTCTCAATCGGCACGCACACGGTCAGCGACGTCGACGGCGGCTCCTCCGGGACGCTGATCTTCGGCAACGACAACCAGCCGACCCGCTCGCTCGCGGGGACCGGGATCGTGAACCTCGCCGAACTCCAGATGGGCTCGGCGTTCGGCAAGTTGCGGTCGCTCAACAGCGCGATCGGGCTGACGATCCAGAGCGACGCGGCCGATGCGATCGATGCGGTCACGATTAACGCCAGTGTGACCCATACGTCCGGGGCGATCTGGAAGGCCAAGAACAACGGCAGCACGCTGGCCTATGTCGATCCGACCGGCCTGACGGCGACGAACCTCTCAAGCAACGGTACGCTGACCGTCGCGGCCGATTCGACGTTTTCAGGCGTGCTCAACTCGGCGAACTCAGGTGCAGACGGCATATATGTCGAGGTCCAAAGGATCCAGATCGCCGGTAACCTCGGCCCCGGGAACTGGCGGCACTCGCTCAAAAGTAGCCTCTCGTCAAGCCTCGGGTCGAACCTGCTCACGTGGGCGATCTGCACCGGTCAGACGACTCAGACTGACGTACTGACCCTCTGCGGGGACAAGAGCGTCACGGTCTACGGTCCGATCAAACCCGCACAACTCGCCGATTCGTCGGCCCCGAACGGCTCTCTCTACTTCTCGACCACCGCGGGCAAATTGGTCTACAAGGACGGCTCGGGTGTGGTCAATCCGCTCTATTGAAGAGGCTCCCATGGCGCTCAATATCCCGACTTACCCGAATCCGTACGACCCAGCAAATCCGCTATCCAACGTCTATGCGTGGATCTCGCGGCTCGAGCTGAACATCGCCGCCGGCGTCGGCCGGATGACGCTGGACCTCAACCCGAACGCCGCGGCATGGGCGGCCGCGCCGCTCGGCCAGGTCGGGATCTCGCTCGGCCAGGTCCTGACTCCGGGCAATCCGACGGCCAACCCGCCCGTCGCGGCCGAGTCGTTCCCGACGCTGGCTGAACTGATGGCGGACGCGGAATTCGCGAGCGCCTACGCCACCATCGGCCAAAAGCTCTACGCCGCCGCCCTCCGACACCCGTCGTTCAGTGGCGCGACGATCGTCTGACCCGGTCCGCTCCGCCCCGCGTCCGAACCCCGGAGTCTCCCCATGCTCGCGGCCTACGGCTCGCTCCCCTACACCGGAGGGGCGATCACCGCAGGGACAGCCGCGCTGCCCGCGGCGGCGTCCCGCAACCCAGACCCTTCGCGGCCCTCGCCCATCCGCCAGGGTCCGGACCCCTCCCGCTCGGCCCCCACAAAGGACTGACCTCGATGGCGACCTGGCCGCTGCAGCAAGGGTCCGGCGATACCTGGACAGTGCCGATCGTCGACACCAACGGCGTGGCGATCGCGTACGCCGGGACCGAGGCGCTGGCCGCCAAGGTCTGGCCGGGAGGCACGCGTGCGGCGCTGCTGACCCTGGTGCCAGCCTGGTCAAGCGCCCCGGCCGGCCTGACCACGCTGACCATCACCGCCGCCCAATCGGCCAGCCTGACGCCGGCGACGTACCAGGTCCAGTGCTCGGTCGCCGACGCCAGCGGCACCCACACCTACTACCTCGGGCAACTCCAGGTCCTGCCGGCCCCGGGGACCGCCGTCGCCGCACCGTCCTACTGCTCGATCGATGACCTGCGTGAGTACGCCGCGTGGATCGACGACTTGCAGTCGGGCACCGATCAGGCCGGCTTCGCCGTGCAGGTCGGCCGGGCCCGCAGCTGGCTGGACGAGATCCTGGTGAGCCGGTGGAAGTACCTGGGGTTCGCTCCCCAGCTGGGCACGCCGGGGTGGGGCGCGTGGTCGCTCTACGGCGGCCGCGACCCGATGCCGTCGAAGTGGCTGCGGGACCAGCTCGCCAACAATCTGCTGATGGTCACCGACACCACGCGCGAGGTGACCGCCAAGAAGGCGCTCAGCTACATTTGCCGCGCCCAGCTGGGCAAGAACGGCGACCACTCGTACCAGGACCTGGCCCGGGGGTTCGCGTTCGAGGCCAACGAGCTGGTGAAGACCTACCGCGCGGAAATCGACCTCAACGGCGACGGCTTCGCTGATGTGTACATTAACTGCGGGGCCACCAACCTCCGCTGATGCCCAACACCGAACCGCTCAATATCCGGCTCACCGGCCAGGAGTGGGAGCCGGCCGGGCCGGAGTGGGCCCGCGCCTCGGAGGCGGACCGGCGGGCCTACTGGCGGCGTCTGGGCGAGATCGCGCTCGAGGTCAAACGGCGGGAGATCCGGCGGGGCATCGGGATCGACGGCAAGAAGCTCAAGCTGGTGAAGCCGGAGAGCCGGCCGGATGGGGCCAAGGGCCCGCCGCTGATTCCGCACTACGCCGAGTCGCGGACGATCAACCTCCTGGACGTGCGGACGACGGCGAGCGCCGCCACGCTCTACTGGAAGGGCCACGGGCGGACCAGTTGGGCGAAGATCCTCGGGTACCACGCCTACAAGCACGGCGCCCGCGCCCTGCCGGTGCGGAACACGATCGGCATCAGCCCTGCCGGCCGCAAGAAGATCGCCCGCGACGCGCGCGACTGGTGGAAGCGGACCCACGTCACGCCGAAGCCGAAGCCCGAGCCCAGGCCGAAGGTCTTGCCGTCGGCGACGAAGCCCGTGCCGCAGCGAGCCACCTCCGCCGGACCGCAACCGCTGCCTCCGGGAGCGAGGCCAGGACCCGGCGGCGGCTACGTGATCGGGAAGGTCCATTACCTCGCGCCGGGACAGAAGCCCAACCCGCTCTCGAAGTACATCGAGGTTTACGACACCAGCCAGCGAAGCCAAAAGGGGACGCCGACGACGGCACCCGTCCCACCCAAGCCGAAGCCAGGGCCCAGGCCGAAGGCCTCGCCGCCGGCGAAGGTGCCGGCCCGATCGATCGCCCGGACTCCGGCGCCGGTCCAGCAGCCGGCGAAGGCGCCTCCTCCGGCTCCCGGACCCGTCCCTTCACCCGGTGCCACGCCGGCCATCCAGCGCGCGATCGCCGCCGCCCAGGCGCTCGGGGTTCCCATCGCTCCCAATGGGCATGCCGCGATCGCGACATGGACGCGACAGCCGGTCAACAGGGTCATCGCGGCCTTCCGCCCCAAAGATGGAACGCTTTACATCAACGAGAAGCACCCGTACTGGAGTGACCCGGCCACGTACATGGCGAACGCCGGCGGAAAAGGCTGGTTCTCCAGCACGGCGGAGGATCACATCATCCATCACGAGCTGGCCCACGCGCAGCACGATGCCGTCGTGGTGAAGTCGCTCAGAGGATCGCAATTCAAGCCAGCACAGCAGGCGAGGATCGCCACCGAGGTGAGCCGGTACGCCGCCACGCACCCGCTCGAGTTCGTGGCCGAGGTTTATGCGGGACTGAAGGCCGGGAAGACGTATAATACGTGGGTGATGGCGTTCTACGCGAAGCTCAAGGGGCCGACCCCGTGACCATCTTCCCCCAGTGCCTCGAATGCAAGCACCTCGACCGTTCGGCCCCGTATGGGACGATGCGGTGCACGGCATTCCCCGAGGGGATCCCCGACGCCATCCTGCTCGCCCGCCACGATCACCGCCTGCCCTATCCCGGCGACCACGGGATCCGCTTCGAGGCTGCGTCCGAGCCAGCCACCGAGACCCGGTCTTCCAGGCCCTCCTGAGCGATCACCACTTCTCCCATGGCGGTCACCGTCAAATGGCCCCAGTCCGGGGCCCTCGTACAGAAGATGCGCGCCATCCAGGAGGCCGCTCGCTTGAACGGCAAGGGGACGGCGCGCGTCAAGGGGGACATCCGCAACATCATCGTCCAGGACAATATCGAGAAACTCCTGGGTCGGGGCCTGCTTGAAGGCGTGGACCGCTTCGGCAAGCGCCTGGCACCGATGGCCGAGTCGACGTTCAAGAACCCCAAGCGGGGCTTCGGGCCGGTCCTGGTACCGCGGGGGCTCAACTCCAGGTTCATCACCAACTTCAAGACCGCCTGGCAGGAATCGGGCCAGGGGTTCACGGTCCTGCGGATGTGGTACGAGGGCATCGTCAACAAGAAGGGCCAGGGCTTCGCCCAGTATCACCTCACCGGTGCGAGGAAGCCCGGGACGAAGTGGGTGCTGCCCAAGCGCGACGTCGGCGGGATCACGCCGGCCGGCTGGGCGAAGGTCCAGGCCAGGTTCCGCCAGTTCGCCGGCGACGTGCTGAAAGGTAAGAACTGATGGCGACGCGCTATGGCAAGCTCCCCTTTGACGACTCGCCGCGAACCCTCGTCTTTCGGGCGATCGACGACCTGTTGCGCAGTGCCCCGATCCTGCAGAGCGTCTTCAGCAAGCCCGGGGCGTTCCGCAGCTGGCGCGGTCTGCCCGAGGACAAGGCCGACTTCGCGCTCCAGCAGGGCGTGGCCGTCCGGCTCACGCCCGTGCCTCACGCCGAAAACTGGTGGTTCCCCGGGGCCACGAAGGGCGACCTGGTCATCATGGTCGAGATGCTCGTCTCCGGCCTGGTCGTCGACGACGTCGAGAACCTGTTCTACGCGATGGCGAAGGTGCTTCGGCCGAGCGACCCCACCACGATGTTCGCCGTCCACGACAAGCTCAAGACGGCGGGGGCGACCACGGGCCTGATCGAGGCCGTCAACCCCGCCCACGACCCCAATCCGTCCGCCGGCTCCGACGGCCAGTTCCGGCCCGTCGGCAGCTTCAAGATCGAGGTGAAGACCTCGTAAGCACTAACCCGGTCCGCCTTCCCCTCCCGACCAAGGGAGCGCTGCCATGTCCGTCGGTTTCGCTCGTGAGTTCGTCCAGGTCACCCAGGAATCGTCCTACCTCACTCCCAAGGTCACCCCCGTGCGGGGGACCGACCAGATCGTCATCCGGCTCGAGGAGGGCAACAGCTTCAGCATGCGGCCGGTGCCGATCACCCAGTCCGTCATGTACGGCGGCGGCTACAACGTCGAGTCCGATACGATCAGCGACAAGACCCAGCTCAAGGGGACGCTGAAGACGACCTTCTGCTACAGCCAGGCCAGCCTTTTGCTGGGGGCGGCGCTGACGAAGATCAACTCGGGGCAGACGGCCCCCTGGACGACGACGGAGCCCGCCAACCAGCTCGCCAGCGTGACGATCGACCACGCCGTCTGGCAGGACGACACCGGGGCCTACAAGCGCACCCGGTACCTGGGCTGCAAGGTCGACGCCGGGTCGCTCAGCTCCAGCGAGGACGGGCAGAAGTTCCTGCTTTCGCTGGACTTCAACGGCTCGACGTACCAGGGCAACAGCTACGACGCGTCCACCGACCCCAACGCCACGGTGTTCCCGCAGCCGGCGGACAACGAGTACCCGACCGACTACGTGCTGTTCTCGCACGCCAACGGCGGGCTGTCGATCGACTCGGCGGCCTTCGCCGAGTTCCTCTCGCTCAACTGCTCGTGGCAGTACAACCACGTCCTCAACTTCTTCGCCAATCGGTTCGTGCAGAAACAGCGCACTTGGGGCCGCAAGGTCAAGCTCGACGCCGATGTGATCCTGCGAGCGTCGCCCGACCTGCGGGGCGCGTTCCAGACCCTGGCGTCCAAGACGCTGTCGCTCACGCTGACCAACGGCACCCACACGATCGTGCTCGACTGGAAGACCAGGGCGCGGATCGAGGGCCTGGACGACGACCTGCCTCTGGGGACCAACTACCAGCGCAAGCTGTCGCTCGGGTCGCGGTACGACACGACGAACAACGTCGACTTCCTGTTCACTTATACGTGATCGGCGTGAGGAATGAGCGGGACACCTCCCCCGCGCGATCCCGGTTCTTCCCTTCGAGAATCAGGACCTTGACCGGGATCGGTTCGTTGGGGATGTCCCGCCACGCCGCAATGACTCTCACCTTCGTGCCGTTCGTGATCGTTCCCAGGGGGTAACCGTCTCCTGACATTCTCAAGACGGTGACCTCCTTGCCTTCGTCCTCAGGATCGATCGCGAGCATCTCCTCCCCGATCGTCAAGTCGGGACGAAGCGTCTCGCCATCAGGCTTCCGCTCCTGGCAACCCAGGGGACACGCGGCCATCGCGGCCACCATCAGCAGTCGTCGCATTGCCAGCCTCCCATGTCGTACTGAGGGCCCCTCATTATGTCGATGGTCGAGGAAGTTGCACGCTTAATCCTTGAAGCCGACACCAAGGGATTCGCTGATGCGCAAAACCAGATCGTTTCAACACAAAGGGCTCTGGACACTTTAACCGCGAACTATCGATCTGGCGCGGTCGGCGTCGAGGAATACTATCGCGAGGGGAGGAGGCTCCAGGCGCAGCTCGAGGACGCCAGGGCGGCCTATCAGGTCGCCACGGACGCCGTCACCAAGTACGGCTCCGCACAAAGGGCGGCCGCCGCAATGGCCGCCCAGTCCATGCAGAAGTCGACGGCGGCTTCCAGGGGCGCGCAGCAGGCGATGCTCGAGTTCTCGCGAGGGGTCGAGGACTTCTCCACCGGCGGGTTTCTCGGGGTCCTGAACAACATTCCGCGCACCTTCGAGGGGATCGCCCAGGCCATTGGCCTGTCGCAAACCGCCATCGCTGGCTGGACCACCGGCATCTCGCTGGCGGCGACCGGGGCTTACATCCTCTACAAGAACTGGGACACCATCGTCACGTTGTTCCAGGAGACCCGGGCCTTCGAGCGGGCCGCAAATGACATCGCGGCGATGGAGCGAGAACTCAAGGCGGCGAAGGACCGGCTGGAAGAACTCGAGAAGCTCTCGGCCCACACCGCTGAACAGACGGCCGAATACAATAGGCTGCGCGAAAGGTCGGTGCAACTCGAAAAGGACATCACCGAGCAGAAGCAACTTCAGGCCGACCTCGACAAGTTGCGGCAGCTCGAACCGGACAAGGAAGAGAAGGCCGCAAGAGCGAAGATGCTGGAAGGCGTCATCGCCGAGGAGCCGGACATCGACACCCTGATCGGAGGTGTCGAGCGGGCACGCCGAGCCAAGTTGCTGCAGACCCGCGATCAGCTGGCGAAGGCCGCCGCCAAGATGCCGGTTGGCGAGCAGCGCATGCAGCTCAACCTGCAGGCCATGGAGATCACGAATGAGCTGGGGGATCTGGCGAAACTGCGTGAGAACGCCGAGATCATGGTGCGCGACGCGGTGAAGCGGGGCCTGGCCGGTGCCACCAGCGACGTCGCCAACCTCATGCGTTTCGCCCCCCAACACTTCCTGCCCGAGCACGTCGCCGGCTTTGAGCAGGCCGAGCGGATGCTCGCCCCCAAGACCGCTCAGCAGAAGGCAGCCGAGAAGCAGACCAAGGCCATGCTCGACGCGGCCGACGGGATCGACCAGGACAACAAGCGTCAGTTTGAAGCGGGCATGAAGATCCTTCGCGCCAAGGAGAAAGAGCAACAGAAACTCCTCGACGCGTGCGACGCCATCGATCAAGACAACAAGCGACAGTCCGAGGCGGGACTGAGGGCGATCAAGGCCCAGGAGAAACTTCAGGCACAACAGATCGACAAGGGCGCAGCCGCCTTCGGCAAGGAGGTCGCCGGCCAGGCCAGGGCGATGGGCGGCTTCCAGGCCCAGGGCGAGGCGGCCCTGGCCCGGGGGATCGCCGGCGGCCAGTTCGAGATGGGCGCCAATGGGCAGCTCTCGGCGGCGAGCTTCCAGCGGCTCAACGAGCTGGTGTCGGCCGAACTGCTGCGGCAGATGCCCAATCTCGGGATCGGGCAGAGAGCGGCCCTGTCGCAGCAGTTGTCCTCCAACATCGAGAAGGGTGTCGGCGAGAAGTTTTTGCAGCAGGCGGGCACGGGAATCGATGCCCAGATGGCCACCCAGAACGTCGTGATGGAGACGCAGCAGGCCGTCGCGGCGATCGGCAACCGGCTCCGCCAGGTCGAGGCGCGGAACGCCCAGCTGGCCCGGAACAATGCCGACCTCCGCCGGCAGCTCGCGGCCCCCGGTCCCACCAACCTCAACGCCGGAGCGCCCTGAGTGGCCACCACGCTCACGATCGGCGGCACGACGATCAACCGCGCGAACTACGATCTCACCCTGTATGGGGGGGACCTGTTCGGCCGCGGCGTCGTACCCTATTTCCGGTTCAGCATCCAGGGCGGACGGCTCCAGGACATGCCGGCCTGGAACAACCAGACGGTGACGGTGACCGAGGGATCGACCTTGATCTTCGCCGGCGACACCGCCCGCGTGCTCACCCACTTCGACGAGCACCAGGCCGGCTGGGTCCGCGAGTGGACGGCCCTGGGGCTGATCCAGCGCGCCCACCGGATCCCGGTGACCGACAGCAACACGCTCACTGATACGATCACCTACAACCTGTCGCCGGCGGACGGCCGGGCCTACATCCCCTCGAGGGCGGGCCGCACCGTCGCGCAGATCGTCGCCGACGTCCTCGAGATGAGCCAGAACGCGGCGGCGCTCTCGGCCAAGGGGATCGGCAACTACACGAGCGCGGGCACTGGGGCCGCGGGTACAGCGTCGTTCGCCGGTGGCGCGGTGACCGGGGTGACGGTCACCGCGGGGGGAAGCGGGTACACGACCGCCCCGACGGTGTTCTTCTGCGGCGGGGGCGGGAGCGGGGCGACCGGCACGGCCACCGTCGCCGGTGGCGCGGTGACCGGGGTGACGGTCACCGCCGTCGGCAGCGGGTACACATCAGCCCCCGTCGTCCTGTTCAGCCGGCTGCCGGCGACGACGCTCGGCGATCTCGACGCCCTGGCCGTGATCCCCCCGCAGCGGGTCACGGTCGCCGGCGAACGGATCCTCCAGGCGCTCGAGGCGATGGTGCAGGTCTACCACCCGAACCACTGGCTGCACGTCGACCCCAACGGCGATATCCGGTTCTACGACCCCCGGACCTACGCCAACGACATCACGCTGACCCTGGACGGGAGCGATAGCCGCGTCCCCAAGCCCACGCTGACCCGCGACTGGTCGGAGTGCTCCAGCCGGGTGCAGATCCGCGGCAGCGCCCTGATTCAGGGGCAGACGTTCGGCCAGGTACCGTTCAGCGGTTCGAGCGCTCCGGACGGCGGCTTGCAGGAGGACTTCGCCCATGACGGCTTGACCAACTCCGAGGCGAAAGCCGACTTCACCGCCGCGGACTGGAACCAGCCGGGGCAGACGAGCGGCCAGGCGACCGCGTCCGCGTCGATCGCCAGCGGGGCGGTCAGCGGCATCACGGTGGGCAATCAGGGGTACGGATACACCTCCGCCCCCTCGGTCCTGATCACGGGGGGCGGCGGCTCCGGGGCCACGGCCACGGCCACGCTGACCTCGGGCAAGGTGACGTCCATCACGGTCACCGCCGGCGGCACCGGCTACACGACCGCACCGACGGTGCTGCTGACGGCCCCCGGCGTGGGTCAGTCGGTGATCGGGACCTGCACCGAGCCCAACACGACCACGGTGACCCTCACGCCGGCGGACGCGACCGTGCAGTGGCCGGCGAACTATTGGGACCAGACGTCGAGCGGCCACCTGGGCAACATCCTGCTCTACTCCGATTCGATCAGCGGAGTCCAGCAACGCTGGCCCGCGCGGATCCTCGCCAACACGTCGCTCTCTCCGGGGGGGACGTGCAACCTCACGATCGACAACCCCGTCCCCGCGCTCACCTACGGCAGCTGCCAGCTCTTCGGCACTGGCGGGGGGGCGGGCGTCGTGTACCGCAAGTACAAGCTCTCCAACGCGGCGATCGCGGCTAAGGTCCAGCAGTCCTTTCCCTACCCGACCCCGTTCCGGAGGGGCAACAGCCTATCGGAGATCCTTGTCACCGACGCCCAGGCCACCGTCTTCTACAGCGCGAGCGGGAACCCACCGTACCAGGAGCTGGCGGTCGGCATCGCCTCGATCGACCCGGACGGCAACTCGATCGTGCTGGCCAAGCCGACCGCGCTCGTCTTCTCGGCCGACGGCGTCACCCCCCTCCCCGCCGACGACGTGCAGTTGTTCCTGCCGATCGCCGTGGGGATCCTGACGGCGACCTGGCCGGCCGACGTCGGCGGGGTGCCTCAGTACACAGGCACCGCCCACTCGGCCGAGAACATCACCGAGACCAAGGTCATCTCCTGCCACGAGTGGCGGGACTACGGCAACCAGGCGAACATGGACCTCTGGGCGTCGGAGGTCCTGGACTCGGTCAAGGACACCGTGGTCGAGGGGGACGTGCCCTACCAGGGCCTGCTCGCCGCGGCGCTGACCCCGGGCCACACCGTGAGCCTGCCGGGCAACGGCTACACCAGCGGGTGGGAGTCGGCCAACATCCCCATCGCGCGCTGCTCGCTCGCCTACCAAGAGGGGCCGTCGGGCGTGTCCTACGTCACCACGCTGGGGCTGTCGAACCGGCGGGCCTACTACTCGGGCGAGGCCTTCGACCGGCCGTCCCAGGTCGGGCTGCCGGTGGGGCTTCCCGAAGGGTTCTTCAGCTTCGGAGCCACGGAAGAGGGCCACGCCGCGCTCGAGGCCGGGCTGGCAGCGCAGCAGGCGGCGTCCACCGGAGCGGGGCTGTCGACGGGCAACGCCACCGAGCTGGGGCAGGCCGACCTCTCGGGGATCCCGACCAACCCCGGGGATTACCTGCGCTCGGTCGGGGCGCCGACGTCGCCGGCGGAGTTCTTCGGGTTCGATCAAGGGGGAGGAGGTGAGCCATGAGTCCCGAATGGGCCGAGCTGCGCGCGGCGATCGCCCGCGAACAGGAGCAGGCGCGGCGGATCGCCGCGCTCGAGGCGGAGGTGCGGTCGCTACGGCAGCAGCTCCGGGATGCCCAGGGCCGCTGACATGACCCCATTCCAGGCCGAGCTGCGAGAGTTGATCCGCCGGCTCAACGTCGACGGCGATCGCGTGCTCCAGCTCGAGCAGGACGTGGCCGGACTCCGCACCGGCGTCCGGGATCTCTGGAGTTTCGGCGGGGCCGGCGGCGGCTTCAGAAATGCGACCATCAGCGGCGTCGTACGCGGCTGCTGGCATATCCTCTTCCGCACGCTCGGGATCCAGGCGAGCCTCTCGTTCCGGGATCCCGCGACCGGCGTGGAGCTCGCCTCGGGCACCACCGACTCGGTGGGCAATTACGGGCCGATCTCGCTTGCCGTCAGCGGCACCAGCCAGAACCTCACCCTGATCATCACCCCCGCGAGCACCAGGGTCGCCACCTACGTCGCAACGCAGCTCGTGAACGGCGGCCCGAACACGGTCAATTACACGCTCAACGCGGCGACCGGCTTCCGGTGCTGGTTCGCCATGTACCACGACAACACCGGCACATCGTCGAGCTACCCGATCGCGAAAACCCTGAACGTGAACGACTCGCGGTACGGCACCAGCACGATCGTCCAGGGCGCCAACTTTAACGACGACTGGACGTCCGCGCCCGGCGCGAGCCCGTTCTGGGTCATGCAGGATTCGCAGCGGCAGATCTTGACGACGATCGGCGGCACGACAGTCGGGACCTTCAACGTGACGGCGCTGACGGTGCCCGACATTACGACCAAGCTCTCGATCACCTGGACCTGGCCAGTGGCGAACGCCCTCTACGCCGCCGGCGACACGATCACCATCACCGAGCCATGACGCGCACCTGTGACTGCCCGCACGGATTCCCCCTCTGCTGCTGCGCTGAGGGGTCGACCGGGGTCACCCTGCTCCTCGCCTCCAGGCACGCCAGCGCGATTGCCGGCTGGCCCACCCGGCACCTCGATCCCGACGCGGTCCGCGCGCACCTCGAGCGCATGAAGACCGCCAGGCGGGCCCGCAAGCCGCGGATCCCGCTCGGGACCCGGCCGCCGGCGGCACCCCCGCCCCCCCCCGACTGCGTACCATGCCGGCAGAAGGGCGCAACTCCGCCCTCGGATGAGGACGTGTTGACCGTGAGCAACCCGTAGGGTTAGGCTGACTTGAACGTCCGATCGGATGCCCCCTGCCTCAGGGACGAGGCGAGGGGGCGTTTTCCTGCGCTTCGCTCGGCTCCGGTTCGCTGACCCCGGTCGCGATGTCGTGGCTGGTCGGCCGGATCCGCCGCCATGCCGAGTCCCCTTCCACGCAGAATGCCGTAGCGCGGCCGATCTCCTTCGCGGTGACCTGGTCGGCCCGATTGGGGATTCCGCCCTCGGTCAGAAACCAAAGCCGCCGGAGCTGCTGCTCGGACAGAACGCCATTCCTTGCCCAATGAGGGATGACCGCATCAGGCACGACGATGCGCGGTCCAGTCTTGCGCCTCTCAGTAGATCCTGATCGCATGGCTCCCCTCCACCGCCGGCGGCAGCTCGTCGGGCGGACATTCGTGGGGGCGGTCGTAGCACAGCCCCCAGCGCTGGCCTGCCTCAAGCCAGTCGGCCCAGGTGTGGATCCCGATCGTGGACACGGCCAATCTGCGGTGCAGGAACCGCGGGTCCCAGGGGACGGCCCCGCGGCTGTCGACGTAGCGGACCAGGCAGACCAGGCAGCGGCAGACGGGGCAGCTGGCCAGGTCCATGGGGACGTCGAACTCGTTCACGCGCGCCTCCTGATCTCCGGTTCCTTGCCGTGCGCGATCGCGTCCAGGTCGTCGCGGAGCAGGATCAGGGCCAGGGCCCGCCGCTCCCCGCCGTTGGCCCGGATCTTCCACGCCAGCCGCACGATCGCCGCAACCTCGACCTCGTCACAATCCAGCAGCGCCAACTCCGCCCGGCGGACCATCAGGTGCGCCATCTCGAGCTGGGTCCGCCGCCGCCACCGCTCCAGCCACATCCGCAGCCACTCCATCGCCGGAACCCTCCGTGGTTTCCGCCCTGGCCCGGGCCGCACGGATGTCGTGCGACTCCAGGGCACAGAGCGCGTAGTTCACCAGCTGCACCAGCGCGGCCCGGTGACTCGTCGGAACCGTGAGCTCGTTCCAGTACGTGGCCCGGGCCGCCTGGAGCATCACCTCGTAAGTCCATTCCTCGGGCTTGTGCTTGGCGCAGTGATCCCGCCCTCTCCACGCTTCGTCTTGCTGACGACGCAACTCAAACTGTTCGTCGAGCAGCCGGATCCGAAGGTTCACCAGCTCCTCCGGATCGTCCGGGTCGAAGTCTGGAGGTAGGACGAACGGTCGCTTTCGCGTGCTCATAAGGCACCTCCCTGGCAACGGGCCGACGGCGTCCGCAGAGGCCGGCTCCGCGGCGATCGGGGGCTTGGGCGGGGGAACGGCCGTCTCCGGGCCAGGATCGCTCCTGGGGCCGCGTAGGCGGTCGGACGCAAGCCGGCGCGACGGCGCGCCGATGAGGAGAGTAGCGACCGCGACCAACCGTGGGTCACGGCGCGACGATGGCCCGATGCTGGGAGGACCGGGCAATGGCCCGACGAGAGAAACGGGGCGACGAGGAACTGACGCCCGAGGCCGGCAATCCGGCTCTGCCCGCGGAGACCGAGCTGTCGACGCCGCCGGACGGCGTGCCGAGCGATGACCAGGCCGGCACGCCGTCCGGGAAGAAAGTCATCCGCAAGGTCAAGAAGACGTGGAGCTTCGACGAGCGGTTGGCGCGCAAGGTCGAGATCGCGGCGAAAAGCCTCGGGATCGAAGAGTGCGACCTGGTGGCCAAATTGATCGCGCCGGCTCTGAAGGGAGTCACCCTGCCGACGCTGCCGACAGACCTTCGGTCGCTCTTCGCTCCCAAGACGAAATCGGCAGCCTAGGCAAGCTGCGTTAACAAATCCGCCGAAGGTCTGCGGATTGGCGAAGGCGGGAGGGCGCTCCCCTGCCCCGGGGGGGAAGGGCAGGGGAGAGGCGAGAGTGACCGAACTCAGGCACTCGGCCGGTAGCCGATGTGCCGCACGGCGGCGACGAGGTTGACCAGGTCGGCGTGCTTGTAGTGCTTCGAGGTCATCGGCGTCGTGTGCCGCAGGCAACGCTGGATGAGCGCATCGCGGAGCTGCCAGTTGCTCTCGGCATGGGTCGCCCAGCTGTGCCGGAGACTCTGGAACGTGAGACCCTGGATCCCGACCGCCTCGCCGGCCCGGGCGAGCCGGTCGAGCGGCCGGTACCCGTTCGCGGCGTACACCCAGGGACTGGTCCGCCGCACGCCCGGGAACAGCCAGAGGGGACCAGCATGGGGCAGCCAGGACCGCAGGACCTCGTCCAGCTGCCCGGCGATCGGGACCGGCGCCGCGCTGTCGTAGGTCTTCAGCCGGCGGCGGCCCATGACGCGGAGCACGGGATACGACCAGTCGATGTCCTCGAGCTGGACGTGCAGGGCCTCCTCGCGCCTCAGGCCCGTCAGCGCCACCAGGCACGTCAGCGCGTAGAGCCGGTGTCCCTGCCAGTCGCCCGCCTGGGTTTCCAGGTAGGCCAGGAGCCGGACCAGGTCGGCATGGGGGTGCCAGGGCTTCTGGCGGGGCGGCTCCGGACGGATCCACGCGGTCGGGCTCTTCCGCTTGCCGCGGAACGGGTTCTGCCTCAGGTACCCCTCGTCCTCCGCCCAGCAACAGGCGGCCTTGAGGTACCCGAGCTCCCCGAGCACGGTGTTCGCCCGGACCGTCCTCGAGCACACATACGACGACACGAGATCCTGGGTCAGGTCCTCGGTCGTGCGGACGAGCGGATCGTCCAATGCCCCGACGAGCGTCAGCACATGGGCCATGCGGCCGAAGGTCTTCGGGGCCCGCTGGGGAGGCTCGTAGAGCTTGAGCAGCCTGCGCTGGAAGGTCGGGTAGGCGATCGCAGCCATGCGGTATCGCTCCGTTTTGGTGGGTAGAAAAGGCGGGGCGGGGGTAAGGGGAATATACCCCAAAAAGCGGGGGTCGATTCCCGCTCCGGACCCCGCCCAACCGGAGCATGAGGTTGACGATCACGGAGAGGGTGACTAGGATGTAACCCGTGACGCCATGCCACCGTAGCTCAATCGGCAGAGCACCGCTTTCGTAAAGCGAGGGTGGGTTCGAGACCCACGCGGAGGCATGGCACGACGACCCTCTCGGGGGCCGCGTGTCGGTTAGTCTGCAAGACCTGGTTGACGTGGACATAATGTCACCGGACAATCGGGTTGAGCGGAGTTGGACCTGTCACCGGCCGCCGGGGTAAGCTCTCACACTTGGACCCGGCGGCCGGTGTTTGCGCCCCCGAGGCGCTCCCGGTCGTAGTTCGCGACGGACGTCATCCAGTAGGCCGCCGGCCCGGACCTGAACCGCGTACCCTTCTCGGCGGCGGCCCGGGTCTTCTCGAGCGGGACAGTGAGGCTCTCGACCGGCCTGATCCCGGCTGTGACCTCCCGGCACAGCTTCTCGATGGAGCGGACCGAGACGAGACCCTTGTCCTCGAGCTCGAGCATGATGGCCCCGACGCACTGGGGAACCAGGGCCGGATCGGGGTCGCGGGGCAGCAGCCGGACCAGCTCGGCGGCCGTCGCGGCGACCCGCGGCGGAGGAGGAGCCTGGCGTGGGGCCAGCTCCCGCGCGGCGACGCCGGCGAGGATCGGGCAGGGGTTGACCCCGGCGCGGTGCGGTTCGAGCAGCCGGGTCCGGGCCTTGGCCGGCAACTCGTCCAGCCGGGCACGCTGCTCGGGGCCGAGCGTCGCCAGCCAGGCCCGCTGGCCCTCGGTGAGCCCGTCCGCCGCGACCGGCGGCGGGGCGGGATCCTCCCGGGGCGGCGGAGGGGGGGTTGAGGGTGAAGGCTCCTCCCGCGGGATCCGCGAGACGTCGGGCCGGGGCTGCTCGGGCCGTGGTGGTGGAGGTTGCTCGACCACCGGGTCGGCCGTCTGGGGTCGTCGTCGTGGTTCGAGCGAATTTCCCTCTTCAGAGAATCTCTCTTCGAACGACAACGACTCTTCAATAGGAGAGGGCGCACTCTGTAGCGCCCTGCAGGGCCCACTCTGTAGCGCCCTGCAGGGCCCACTCTGTAGCGCCCTGCGCGAGCCTCGCGAGCCCTCTCTGGACGAGGCCGCCTCGAGCGCCTCGGTGGCCGCGCGGATTGAGGCCGGGTCATCGGCCGTGGGACGCTCGGGGTCGAAGCGGCAGCGGAGGACGAATCCCAGGCGCTCCGTCTTCCGGCCGGCGACCACGCGATGGATGACTCCGGCCTCCTCCATGCGGCGGAGCATGACAGCCAGGCCGCTGCGGGAGATCCCAATGGCGTCTCTCAGCTCCTCGTTGGAGACGCGGCAGTAGCACCGGCCCTTGCATCGGCCCTCGAGCACCAGCAGCATGTTCTGGTCCGGGGCCGAGAGGGCGAGGATCCGGGGATCGACGCTGGCGCGATCCGGGACCCGGGTGACCCATCTAGTACTCACGGGTCACCCCCCCCCCCGAACAGGGGGAGCTGCGGGTTTCCCGGCTTGCGCCTGGCCTTGGGGGCGTCGAGCGGCACCAGGCCGTCGAACGTGTCGGGCAGCTTCCAGAGCAGAACGATGCGCCGCTGGAGCTTGCCCGAGGCGGCGGCCCGGCGGATCCAGCCGTGGGCCTCAAGCCGCTTGAGCGCGGTCTGGATCTCCCGCGACTTCAGGCCGCAGTGCCGGCCGATCGTCTCGTTCAGCGCGATGACCTCGGTGCTGCCGAACGACAGCGCGGAGAGGGCGCAGGCGACCGTCTTGTCCCCGGATCCCAGCTGGGGATCGCGGACCAGGTCGAGCGGGACGTGGCACATGCCGTCGAGGTAGCGGCGCGGCCGCAGCTCGGGCTCGGCGGGCAGCGGCCAGCCGGTTGGCGCGGGGCGCTCGGGCGGGGCCTCGGTGGTCATGAACCACCTCCCTCGCCGTCGGCGTCCTGGGCGAGCTCCCAGCGGTACCATTTGTCCGCAAAGGACCACGGATCGTAGGTGTCGGGGTCCTGCGGGGACGGCGGGATTTGCGGGCTGGGCGGATTGACTCGCGGCCCGAGCTCGGGGTACGATGAGCGACGCTTCGGACGTCTGGCGCGCATGCGGGCCGGACACCGATCGGTCGCGGCGGGGTCATTCACCCCGCGCGGGTTCGCGGCGGACATGGTTGCGGGACCTGTGGTTACGCCGTTAGCCGGGGAAAGCTCTCACACTTGGACCCGGTTAATAGGCTGGTGCGATCAACGGTTGCTCCGTGACCAGAAATAGCGAAACGGGCGCGTCAATTCTCGCGCCATCCAGCGGGGAATCTTAACCCGTCCTTCCGACGCTCGCAATCCTTGGCGCCGACCGGACGGTTCGAATTCGCGGATCCGGCCCCGCTTCCGGATCCGTCACTGACGTTACAGCCCCGTCACGACGAAGGCGAGCGAGACCGCCAGCGGCTCGAAGCCGGCCTTGCGCTCCACGGTGATGCGCCGGGCGCAGCGGTCGCACTGGTAGATGGTCACGACCAGGTCGAGGATCCCGTGGTAGGTGATCCGCCGATCGGCGAAGGTGTCGACGTCAATGAGATGGCCGTCGCATGGCGCATCAATCACGTCCGAATGGGTCATTTCCTTGTCCTTTCCACGAGTTCGTAAAAGGTGGCCTCGGTGGTCACCGTCACGGTCCTGCTGGTGTAGGCGAGCCGCTTCTGGTGTTCGCGCCGGTAGCTGCGCCTGCGGACCGTGCCGTTGCGGAGCAAGGGCGAGATGCACTGGCGGAGCATGTAATCGCTGAGCCCGGGGATCAGATGGGGCAGGTCGACCTGAGCGGTCGGCCCGGCGCGGCGAAGATGGTCGACGATCTTCGCCGTGAACTCCTGGAACTGCTCGTCGGTGTAGGGTTTCCCCATTCTCTCCTCACATCCACATGAAATCGACGTTCACCCAGTTCACGCGATTGGGGTCGGTGATGTCGACGGCGTACTGGTGCGCCTCGCTGCGGTGCCGGTGGAACAGCTCGAGCCGTCCCTGATCGTCGAGCTTCCCCCACGCATCGGCGGCGATCAGCCAGGTGCGCGTGAGCTCCGGCATGACGACGCCGGGAAGGATCCCGGCGCGTACGGTCCAGATGCAACGCAACCCGTTCACTCGGCACCTCCCACGTCGGGCTGGTCTCCGCAGACGCCATCGCAGTAGGACATGCCACAGCGGACGCATTGCAGATGGAGGTGAGCGATCTCGCCGCCGGCGAAGACCAAGTAGCAGCTGAATTGTTCTGAGCGGCAATGGCAAACCGCCAGGATGGCGGGGGCAGGCTTGCCCTCGCCATCGGTGACGGTGATCTTCTTCCGGAAGACGCCCATGTCGTTCACGCCCCCACTTCCTGACTCTCGAGTGACCCCAGTCGCCGCACCGCCTCGGTATGGGCCAGGGCGATCTGCCCGGCGTCCCAGTCCACCATCCGGCCGGGGAAGTCCTGGAGCTTCGCCCAGCCGTTCATGTACTTGAGCAGGCCGAACTCGTGGCGCTGCTCCTGGTCCTTCACCCATCGGAAGAAGGCCCGGCCGTCGCGCGGCGCCTTGTCGCCGGCGACGCCATTGGACGACGCGGCCGGCGGTCGCGTCTGCGCCGGTTTGGAACCGCCCCACAGGCCCGTGGTCTTGCCGTTGGCATGCGCGTGGTCGTTCGCAGGCGGCATCGCGGCGGCCTTGCTGGGGGGTTCGTGAGGGTGTTCCGGATTGCCAGTGCGTTCCTGGACGAATGCCGGAACCCCGTCGCGGTAGAGGTAGCGGGCCACGCCGAACTTGACGGCCGCGCGCTTGAAGGCGTCGGAATAGCCCGACTTGTCGTCGTCGCCCGAGTCGGACATCCCGGCGTACCCGCCGGCGTCGGACTTGGTCAGGGTCGACCCGTCCGGCAAGCGGATGGTCAGCTCGCAGAGGACGCTGTTCTCCCCCGGCACGTAACGGTCCCACCAGTTCTCAGGGCCCAACACGCTGTCGAGCCGGTTCATCACGGTGCGGGCGGTGACGTAATGGAGCAGGCGGCTGTTCTGCGTGCGAACCTTCACCTCGCTCGGGTCGAACGGTGCGGCGAGGGACGCGAAGAGGTCAGGGAGCTGGGTCATTGCGGGGCTCCTTTCTTCAAGGCCGGGCAGATTCGGCGAGAGTGGCGGAGCGCGGCCGTGGTCTCGCGGAGCCAGCGCTGGAGCTGGTCGCTTGAGGCACGGCGGATCGGCTCGAGGTGAGCCGCGCTCCCTGGGTTACTTGGGCAGCATCCGTCCGATGTGCTCGTCGCACATCTTGGTCTGATCGCTGAGGATCCTGATCGCCTGGCAGGCGTGCCCGAGGCCCTCGATCAGTTCGTTGATCGCGTTGGCCCGGCCGTCCACGGTCTGCGAGGTCTGGTCCCAGCACGTCGCCCGCTCGAGCTTCTTGTCGATCGTCTTGAGCAGGGCTTCGACTCGCTGATAGGGATCAAGGCGCATTGTCGTCGCTCCTGTCAGCGGCCCGGCCAGCTCGTCGCCGGCCGGGCCTGGTTAGGCTGGTTACTCGCCGAAGCCGCTCATGATCTGCCGCAGCCGCTCCTCCCGCCGCGCCGTCTCCCGCCGGCCCTCGGCCAGGTCCTCGCGCCGCTGCCGGTGGTACCGGGCCAGGGGATCGCCCTGCAGCTCGGCGAGGCACTGGTCGTAGCCCCGGGCCACCAGGTTGGCGTCCCGCTCGTCGTCCTCGAGCTCCTGGCGGGCTTCGAGCTCCGCCGGCGTCGTCGCCTGGTGCCGGCGGGCGTTGTCGGCGGCGGCCTGGATCAGCCCGGCCAGATACACTGCCCACTCGTCCTCCTGCGAGCGGTACCGGCTCGCCTGGAGCTCGAGGTAGCTGGCGAACGACGGCCGGTCCTCATACTGGAGCAGCCCCAGGTTGGCGTTGTCGCCGAAGACGTCGAGGATCTCATCGAGCTCGTCGGCCTCGGGCGGGACCAGGTCGACTAGATCCCAGTTCACAGCCAGGGGATCGTGTGATACGGTAGCCATTGCACGGATGTCCTTTTTTGGGGACTGGCCCTCGTGGGTGTTAACGGCACTCACGGGGGCTTTTTTCATGCGCCGGTTGAGACAGCCCCGACCGGACAGTCACATCCTATCCACTACACAGCGAGTGTCAAGAGACTGGGGACAAAAATTCTGTGCAGGGATTGCCCAGTGACTGTCGAACCTCTATGATGCCTCTGTCGTAGGCCACACCACCCTGTTACCATTCCCGCGTGCTGAGAAAGGGACCGAACATGACCGAGGCTGTGATGGCGAGAAAGAAGAGTGCCGGCAAGAAGTCGCCCAGCCCCGCGCTGAACAAGCGACTTTCGGTGCAGGCTTGCGAGGAATGGCTTGCGTGGGTCGAGAAGGGTGCCGACTACATCCGCACGGACGTTTCCAAATTGGTTGATATGGCGTTGACCAACTATCTCCGTGCGCAGGGCTTCACCGAGCCTCCGCCCAAGCGGACGCCGTGAGGGTCAGGCGCTGCGACGCATGCCTTCGATCTGGAGCTGATCGCCTTCGCAGATCTCCAGGCCACAAGACACGGGAGACACGACGATGAACGAGGTTTTCGATTCCCTCCAAGACAAGACGTCTGCGGATCTGTATCTGGACAGCGCGATGCGGAGCGTCAAGGACGCCCGTGAGACGCTCGCGAAATCCGATCCGGACCTGAGAATTCAGGAAAATGTCGAACTTGCGCATCACCTTCAACTCGCGCATGGGGCCTTGTTGAACCTCCGCAACGAGTTGAAGCGTCCTCGAGTCGAGGATTAAGGGGTAAGGAACCGCCTCCCGAGCGATAACGTGTTGATCGACCTACGCGAAGGCGCGGGGCTTCCCGAACCCCCGCCCAAGCGGACGCCGTGAGGGTCAGGTTATGGCGCGGGAAGGCTACTGGTCCAGGCAGCTGTGCCCGATCGCGATGGCGGCGGCCGAGCGGGGCCGGGCGATGGGGCTCGAGGGCAAGGAGCTGGAGCGGTACGTCCGGCGCGAGCGGCCCTGGTGGCTCAGGAGCGAGGGTGGGCACTGGGGCGCCCGGGTCTGGTCGCGCGAGGTCGACCTGGTCGTCAGGGGGATCATGCGGCCCATCGTGCGGGCGAAGCGGAAGCCACAGCCACTGAAGCCGGCGGGAGAGGCAGATCAGGGGATGCTGTTCTAAACCGATGGAGGCTCTATTCGATCATGAAGCTGCTGAAGATCGGCGACCGGACGTACAACCTGGACCAGCTGGTGTGGTACGACGTGAAGCGGACCCGCAAGCTGCGGGAGGACTACCGCCGCAAGTACAACCCTCTGAACCAGCTGATCGAGCCGACTGATGCGGACCATCGCGACGTGGTGACGGTCGAAGTCTGCTTCGTCGGCATCGACAAGCCGGTCAAGTTCGACGAGGAGGCGTCGGCCGCGTTCCTGGCCGCCCTGGACCAGGGGGCCGAACCTCCCCAAGGTTAAGCCGCCGGCAGCGAGCTCTCAGTGGCGATCAGTCGCGTCTTCTGTTCCCCAAGCCATGCCGACACCTCGGGGTTGTGGGCATAGGCCCGCTCGAGGGCCTCGAGCAGCTCGGCGACGGTCATGACCTTCCGTTCCTCCGAGGCCAGCTCGAGCTCGAGCTCGAGCTCGAGCCTCGCCATCTCCATCAGGCCATGCTTCAGGAAGAAACCAGGGTCGTCCTCATGATGGAGCATGGCTTCGGAGACGGTCCGCAGCCGGTTCAGAAGGCGCTCGGTCGGCATCACATCCTCCGCGTGCTTGGGTTAGAATTGGGGCGACCCTTCAAGCTTACCACCCCGACCGGAGTGACCATGAAGCGTCGCAACTTCCTCGGAGCCTTGGCGGCCCTGGTTGGCGCGGGACGCTTTCCTGTCGCGGCTACCGAGTCCTGCCCGACGATCGTCCCGCCGCAGCCCGTCTTCCTGACCGACGCCGAGTTGGCGGAGTTCGCCCGAAGCTTGGAGTTAAACCTGCGGTACGACGTCCTCGGGTGTGCGTTCATCCTGCCCGATGGGTCGTTGGTGCCCGAGAGCGACGCCTACTGCCGGATGACGCTCACCAGCAGCGGACCCGGCTACACGTCGCCGCCGGCGGTCCGCTTCACCGGCGACGATCGGCCGTGAACCGCCTGCTCGAGGTCCTGGCGCTCGTCGCCCTGGTGCTGCTCTGGGGCTGGTTCCAGCGGCGGACACGACACCTGAGAGTCGGTGGTGGAAGTCAAACTTCACTTCCGCGTTTCCGGCCGCCCCGGTAGACTCCGCCGCGCGAGAACTGGCCAGGGATGCCTGGCAACCGATCCGGCCGGCGGATCCCAGCGTGGGATCCGCCGGCTTTTTGTAGGACATTGCTGTCAAGCCGGCCGATAAGACCGGTGCATCTGGGTTGTGCCCTCGACCTGGGGTTGCGTCTGGTTTCGTGCGACCGTCCGTCTCGTGGCTCTCGCTCGGGCCGGGGCTTGTGGCCCCGGCCCTTTCCATGCGCGGGTTATCGCTACCAGGGCAACGCCCCTGCCGGTCGTGCGGATTCTGCGGCCAGGCATTCAGTCCCGGGCCGCCCGGTGCCGATCCAACCTCGTGGTACCATTTGTGCGGCCGGTGGCGTCGGGCAGTCACCCCGGAGTGCCACCGGCCGCACCCGTGACACGAGGTCGACATGAACGCGTTCCTCCTGCTCCTCGCGCTGGCGGGGGGCAATCCTGCCGATGGGGCTGCTCCCAGCAAGCAGATCCCCACGGCCAACGATACGGCTCCGCCCCCGCCGCCGGTGCCCAGGGCCCGGCCCGTCCTCCCCCCCACCGAGGCGGTCACGCTCCCCATCCAGCCGGCGACCCCGACACCGACACCGACACCGGCGCCCGCTCCGCCGCCTCCCCCTCCGCCGCCGGCGACGGTCAGCCGCAAGGTGGTGCACCACGTGTACGAGTACGAGGAGCCGGTGACGCTCCCGGTCCAGCCCGCACCCGCTCCGCCGCCAGCACCCGCCCCGGCCGCGGCCGCCCCGACGCCTGCCCCCGCGACGTCGACGTACACCGGGGAGGTCCACGAGCCGGGCCTGCTGGGGCGGGCCGCCGGCCGAATCGGACGGTGCCTGGCCAAGCACGGCGACGCCTGGATTCGGATCCCGCGCACCACGCAGACGGCGGCCGTCACCCTGGCGCCCAGCTCGTCGCCGGCGACAGTGATCGAGCGCGTGGTTTACACGCCGGCTCCCGTGACCGCGTCGGTGACCGCCTCGCCTCAGGCGTCGCCGCAGTCCTACCAGCCGCTCCTGGTGCCGCGGAAGGGGGGCCTGTTTCGCCGCTGAGTTGCACCTGGCCGGGGCTCAGCTACGGTTGAGGTGGTGCGAAGAGCCGAAGTGGTTGCGTCGACGCCCGGTCCCCAAAACCGGGCGTCGTCGTTCCATCCATTGCACTCACCCTCGAGAGGAGGAATCGTGATACGGAGGATCGTCCTGGGCATTCTTCTGTTGCTCGGGAGCGGCTGCACAGACGCCGAGATGGCGGAAAGGGTCTCACTGGGCTCACGCTGCCGCGTGACGCTCTACAGCGGGGGCAAGCCCGTGCGCGAGTGGGTCTCTACGGGCAAGGTCCAGACCGAGGAGAAGTCGGATGGCTGGTACTTCATGGATGCCGGGACGAGCAAGCTCGTCCGCGTCTCCGGCGACGTGACGGTGGAGCAACAGTAGCTCTCAGCCATCGCCGCCGGCCATCAAGTCATCAGCTAGGCTTCCTCTGGCAACCCGACCAGCCGGTAACGCCTGGGAATGGAAGGGCTGGTGCCTTCCCAGGGGGTCAAAACTACAACCTTCGCGAGGGCCCCGTCCGGATCCGCAAGGCGCCGGGCGGGGCCGCTGTTGTATTGGGAATACAACAGCTACGGTTGAGGGTGTGGTACGTCTACAAGACCGACAACCTGGCCGTCGACGCCGACGGCGTCCTGTGGGCCCGGATGCTCGAGATCCCGGACGTCGAACTGGGCCCGATCGAGGACGAGCCGGACGTGCCCG